CATTCTCCAAAGTGCAAAATAGTGCAATAAAGTGCAATTCTGCCTACCAAACGATGTGATCGGCCTAGTTTTAACCGTGGTCTAACGGTGCTGCCAGTATTTATTCACGATCAATCACGGTGGTTACTGTGTACCTCTCTGTATACAGTGCTGACCGCTAGACCACACAAGGCCCCGCTGCTGTGGTATACATATATCGCGTACATATGTGAAAGTATATATACGTGTAGTTCAGACATATCACTGTGTAAATACACCATGCCAGCAATCCCACCAGGTGTACAACTGTTGTATACACATAACCTTACTCCGTATACTCAGCGATTATACTCGAATACTGCCCGGGGGTTCCTGGCTGATCCACTGTTACAGCTTGTGCCTGTGGCGTTTGAACCACAGAAAGAGTGGTTGACACCGCAGTTTCAGGTTGACACCGCACTCAACTGATCATATACTATATACATGCTGAAGAAAAAGCTGTTATCGAGGAGCAGAGAATCTATGACATTACCAGATGAAAGATACCGTGCTGTACAGTATGCACAACAGTTTCTACAACGACTAGCGGGTGGGGAATATCCCCGTGTGCCCAAGGCAGTTCGTCAGGAAGCTCGCAGCATACTCAGACACTATCCCAACGCTTGGGACATGACTTGTGCAGCAGAAACATCTCCGGAGATATTCCAGGAACAGATGGAACCCTTATATCGCATGCTCAAGCAGCGTGAACTAGAACAGAATGCAGAAACCACTAACACATTAGGGGACAACACCTAGCAGCGTATACGGGCCCCTAGCTCATGTTGGTTAGAGCAGTGGACTCATAATCCATTGGTGCCGTGTTCGACTCACGGGGGGCCCACCACTACAGTGTAACAGCAGCAGCCCTTAGCTCAGCAGGATAGAGCAACAGCCTTCTAAGCTGTAGGCCACTGGTTCGAATCCAGTAGGGCTGGCCAGTATTAATTGTGCAGCATGTAGAGAAACAGCAGCGCAAGGTGTTACTTAAGTAACACTTCAGCAGCATTGCAGCGTAACACCTGCCCGGATGGTGAAATAGGTAGACACAAGAGACTTAAAATCTCTCGCTCGAACAGAGCGTGCCGGTTCGATTCCGGCTCCGGGCACCACCTACAGCAGCGTACAGCAGCCCGCAGCAGCGAAGGAGAGTGCCGCAGCGTAGCCCAAAGTGTGGCATTTTGGACACGTTTTGGGCAGCTCGCAATCGCATGTATCTAGAACGAGAAACCCTATGCACTGTAGGGTCATGATCCTTTTGGTTGACTGTTCAGCCCAAATGCCGTATAATAACAGCATGGACACAAAAAACACTCCCCGTAAAAAACGAGTAGACCGCAATCATATCATATATGAACTGCGCATCAACGGTGCCAACTACATTGGCGTCACTGCCAAGACAGAAAGCACTATTAATAAGTCAGTACTGGCTCGGGCCGCCAAGCACTATTACCGTGCCAAAACAGAATCAAAGAACTGGCTGCTGTGTGCCGCCCTGCGTGAACTCACTGACAAGAGCCAGATCGAAGTACTTGTACACGAAGTGATCCGCGGCAAGGCTGAGGCCCACAAGCGGGAAGTTGAGTTGCGCCGTCAAATTAACCCTACGCTGAATACGGATGTTCGTGGGGACTGATTGACTGAATGACTGATTGATCGTATAATAGACACATACACTAACAAGGAGCGACAAATGTTTAGTTCAACAGCACAGGCAGAGTTCAAATGCCTGCTCAAGACCTTCTCCACTGCCAAACGAGCGGAGTACGGCGATTATGCCTACGCCAGCGGTTACTTTGAAAGCCTAGCGGCAGACATGTTTAGATGCTTGAGCAAGGCAGATCAAAAGCTGTTTGCTCGTGCAATGGCAATAGAAGTTGAGAAAACAAAGGTGGCAATATGAAGCAAGACTACACCATGTACATCTACAAACGGGATGCTCGTTGCAAGCGAGGTGAGCGCCTGTTCTCTACCACAGTATGGGTGGCACGCACTGCGGAAGGCATGCGCAACGAGTGCAATGACCTCTATGATCTGTACCCTGCAACCAAGGGCTGGCGCTTTGAGTACTTTCCCACAATGAAGACTGTGAAGAACTTGATGAGCGGGAAGGATGTGCAGATAGCACACGACACGCCTAGAAGCTGTGACCCTTCAAGCGAACTCTACTGGAGCATGTGATGATCAAATGGGAATGCCAGATGTTCTACAAGGACCAGCTGTACTCAGGACACTATTGGGGTGACGAGCTCAGCTTGGCCCGTGCCCGCCGCAAGGTTGTGGAACTGCAACGTTACCATCCTGCCATGCGATTCACCTTGACAGATTGGCAACTAGGCAGTATAATTAACTTAGACAAACACACAAAGGATGCACCATGCAAGTACACTTCGTAGACTCGGGCGTTGCTCAAGACCTAGGCATTTGGGAAGTTGATTGCCACAGCTTCAAAATGGACGCAGACGATGCACCCTATGCCATAGTCAGCAACCCCTGGCGCAAACACGACAGCCTACGTGCAGAATACAAGTTCTACAACAACAGCCTACGATGGGTGGTTGACATAGATTGATTTTGAGCATATAATAGACACTTAGCAACAAAGGAAACAAAATGACTTCAATTTTTATTGTACGTGCAGAAGACCGCGGTGCTCCCGAGAGCACGATCTACGGAGTGTATCCCACTGCCAAACTGGCCATTGCCCGTGTCCTGTTCCTGCAAGCTGATGAGGACTACGGACACGAGTTCGCTTGGTTTGATGAAGTCAAGGTTGGTGCCAATGGTGCTGACTGCGAATTTGCCAATCGTTAAGGAGCAATGATGATCACAGCAGACACACTCAAAGTTCTTACCACATTCACAGTGAGGGCGCTATACAGGGCGGCTCAGGATGCAGGCTACAAGGGCGCTGGCTTCACGTCATGCAAGTTCCTGGGCATCACCAACGGCGGACAGTTCTGCTATCAAGCAGTGTTCCAGGTGGCAGGCGGCACTGACAGCACCAAGGTGTTCCTTACCTATGACCACACAGAGGATAGGGTCTTTGCAGATGTACAGTTGACAGACTTTGCATAAGCTGCTATAATAGACACATACACTAACAACACAGGAGCGAAACGATGGGAACACGAAGCACAATTGCACTAGAATACGCAGACGGCACAGTCCATCAGGTCTACTGTCACTGGGACGGCTATCTCGAGCACAACGGCAAAATCCTACAAGAGCACTATTCAAACCCTTTCATCTTGCGTGACTTGATTGACTTGGGCGGCTTGAGTAGCCTGCGCCCTACTATTGGTACCAAGCACGCCTTTAGCCAGTTTGAGTTGAGAGCTGAAGAAGTCGCAGGATTCAAACTGCTGACTGAAAATATGTGTACCTTCTACGCTCGTGATCGCGGCGAAAGATTGGCTGTCAACAAGTTCAAAGACTATGAACACTATTTGATTCATGGCCAATGGGAAGAATACGACTACATCCTACGCAATGACAACGGTGTGGCTGTTTGGTTTGTATCAGATCACGACGGAAACTTTGTTACATTGGAGTCTGCAATCGCAGACGAACAAGATCGAATTGCACAAGAGGAGACAGCAGAATGAGCACGATGAAAGACTTGGCCTACGACATTGAGCAACTGTACATTGAGGGCTTCAACAGTCGTGCAATCGCGGCAGAACTAGGGTGCCCCATAGAGATTGTATTGGGTGCGCTGGCAGAGATGAGCGTTGAGGATGTGGCAGATCAGCCACAGTATGAAGAGTACAGTCCCTACCTTGGTTGACACCTTGGGCTTTCTTTGCTATAATAGATACTTACTAACACACAGGAGCGGACAAAATGGCTACACTAATTGAGATTACAGAAGGCGCATACGGTGCTCGCAAGAACATGATCTATCCAGGCATACGCCTGCAGATGGTCAAAGACTTTGACGGTGAATGCATTACCTGCCTTGCAGGCGATGAGATTGAAGGTGGTCGCAACCCCTACAAGAAGATCCGTGTCAAGGTTGCAGGCATTGGTGCCTATCGTGTGGTGTCGCACATTGACGAAGCTCCTGTAGGTGACAAGAGCCTGGTTCAGCTCAAGGTAGCTGATACGGCTGTGGCGCACATCACAGACGAAGAGCTGATTGAGAAGACTCGTGCTCGCTTCCAAGTACTTACGGATATGACCAAGGCTGTGAAGGCTGGTGATGTACGTGCTATGATTGTGACAGGCCCTCCAGGCGTAGGCAAATCGTTTGGTGTAGAAGAAGTGCTCACTAAGGACGACTTGTTCAATACGCTAGGCGAGCGCAAGCCACGCTATGAGATTGTCAAGGGTGCTATGAGTGCCATTGGCTTGTATTCTAAGCTCTACGAGTTCTCAAGCGAGAAGAATGTTATTGTGTTCGATGACTGCGACAGCGTATTGCTGGACGACTTGAGCTTGAACATTCTTAAGGCAGCTTTGGACTCATCCAAGAAGCGTACCATCAGCTGGAACACTGACAGCCGCATCTTGCGTTCAGAAGGTATCCCAGATCGCTTTGAGTTCAAGGCTGGTGCGATCTTTATCACTAATATTAAGTTTGAGAACGTGCGCTCTAAGAAGCTACAGGATCACCTTGCCGCTCTTGAGAGCCGTTGCCACTACATTGATCTGCAGATGGACACAGACCGTGAGAAGGTTCTGCGTATCAAGCAGATCGTTGCAGACGGTATGTTGGACGAGTACGAGCTCAGCGATGTGGCCAAGATTGATGTTGTGGACTTTGTTGCCAACAACAGGGCTAAACTGCGCGAGCTGAGCCTGCGTACGGTGCTCAAGGTTGCACAATTGCGCAAGGCATTTGCCGACAACTGGGAAGCAATGGCTGAAGTTACTGTGATGAAGCGTTCATAATATGAGTGCAATTATTACAGAGTGCCAGTGGATTGGTTCGGAGCAGACAGAGGCTCCGTTCCACTCCTGTGGTAAGAAGGTGTTCCCGGGCAAGAGCTACTGTGAAGATCACGTGTGGCTGGTCTACAAGAAGAACACCAACAAGGGCAACAAACGCAAGATCAGTGAGATCGAGAAAGAGTTGGCTGAGATTAAACGTATTGAGGAAGTTGAGGAGATCATAAATGCTTAAAATTATTGTAATCATTGCCCTAGTCATCTTCCTGTTGGCTATTGGGCCGTTCCTAGTCATTTGGAGTTGGAATGTGTTGTTTGGTTCTGCCTTGATGATTGCGTACACGTTGGAGACCTGGGCCGCCGTGGTTCTGTTAGGAGCCTTCCTTCGAGCTAACGTAACCGTAAAACGGTAACATTGATCATTGCTCTTAACCAATCAAGACACTATACTAGTAACACGCTGTTAAGAAACAGCTCTAACAAAGGAAACTTAAAAATGAAAAGATTCAATCCAGAAACCAAGACTTTCAAGGTCTTCACAGCATTGTACAACGGTCAATCGTTGACAGCAAGCAAAGCCAAGCACGACTTGGGCGTTGGCAACTTGAGCGCAGAAGTTAGCCGCATCAAGCAGAACGGTTATGCTGTATACAG